CAACAAAGCGGTTCTGAAAGGTTGGGAAGAAGCGCCGGAGACCTATCAGCGCTGGACTCAGAAAGGCACCTTGACCGATTTCCGTCCGACCAAGCGCGTCGGCCTGAATACGTTCGGTAGCCTGGACAAAGTCGAAGAGGGTGGCGAATACAAGTACGGCACCATTGGTGACCGTGGTGAAGACATCGTCTTGGCGTCTTACGGTAAGTTGCTGACGTTATCCCGTCAGGCGATCATCAACGATGACATGCAAATGCTGACTCGCATCCCTCAGCTGATGGGTCGCTCAGCACGTCGCACCATCGGTGATCTGGTGTACGCCATCCTAACGGGTACCTACAAGATGTCGGATGGCAAGGCATTGTTCCATGCTGACCACAACAACATCATCAAATCATCTAAGCCGGATGTGGACACCTTGTCTAAAGGTAAGACGGCGATGCGTACCCAGAAAGATGGCAAAGCATCACTGAACATCATGCCTGGCTTTGTACTGTCTCCGGTGGCACTGGAAGACAAGCTGAACCAGGTGATCCGCTCAACGTCGGTTGAGGGTGCCGGTGCGGACGTGATCAACCCGATCGCTAACTTTGCCGAAGTTATTGGCGAGCCTCGCCTTGATGAAGCGAGCGCCAGCATGTTCTACCAAACAGCCGCTCAGGCATTTGACACCATTGAGGTGGCATATCTGGATGGCATCGAAGAGCCGTACATCGAGCAGCAAGCGGGCTTTACCGTGGACGGTGTTGCGACGAAAGTGCGCATCGATGCCGGTGTGGCGCCATTGGATTACCGCACGTTCGTGAAACACGACCCAGCGGCGTAATCGTCCACCTCTCACATAAGGTCACCATTCGGTGGCCTTTTCTTTTATTCATGAAATGGGAAAACCTCATGGCAAAAAATTATGTACAAGATGGCGAGACCATCGAATTCACGGCGGCCGCTGATGTGAAATCCGGTGATGTCGTTGTGGTGGGTGAGCTGGTTGTGGTTGCCATCAATGATGTGGCATCCGGTGAAATGGGTGTGGGTCATACCGCTGGCGTTTGGGATTTACCAAAAGCGTCGGCAACCACGTTTGACCAAGGTGTGTCGGTGTATCTGAAAGATGATGCGATCGGTGTTGATAACACGGGTGTGTATGCAGGCAAGGCATGGCGTGCTGCTGTGAACGGTGAAACGGTCGCGACCGTGAAGCTCGACACTAAGGCCGCCTAATGTCTCGCTGGGCCAGAGCACAATCACGATTGGATCGGGCTTTGTTCGGTAGCAATGGTGTGGCGCAGCCTGCCACGATTGCCGGCACTCCGGTGTCGGTGATCGTCAATGAGGGTGAACTGGTCTTTGATGGTGCGGTGCAAGGTAATCGCCGCACTGTCTCACTCACTAAGGCAGAGGCCAAAGCCGCTGGTTTAACGCCATCACGGGGTCAGGTTGTGATTGTCCCTGGTGAATCGTTAGAAAGCCGGATAGCGCACCCGCCGCTCAGTGAACATGGTCTTTATATTTTGGTGCTGGAATGACAACCATCAACCCCACTCATCGGCTCGATCAGGATTTGAAGCAAGCCATCAAGAATCTTGATTCGCTGAATACAAAACTGGTCCCTGCTGCGTCGGCCATGGCCGTCAATAAAGTGGGGCAAAAAGCGGAATCCCGCGCTGTTCGTCAAACCGCCAAAGAGGTCAAGGTCACGGCCAAGGTTATCCGTCCTCGGGTGACAGTGGCCAAGAGAGCGAACCCTCAACGACCTTATCGAGTGGTTCGGATCCGCCGCTATGACATACCTGCCATCTCGATTGGGGAAGTCCGCACCCAGATCCGCCGCAAAAACGGCGGTTATCTGGTGTCGGGTCCCTCTCGTGATGAGCAGGGACGTTATGGCAAGCGAGAGCACAGTGGCAACACCTCCATCAAAGTGGGGCGCCATACGTTCCAAAATGCGTTTGTGAACCAGGTATCGAGTGGTAACTGGCATGTGTTGTATCGGGTAGGTGAAAGCCGCTACCCGCTTGGTGTGGCCACTGTGCCCATCAAAGACAACATCACCAAGGCCATGGAATACCACACTCGACAATTGCTCAATTTCGATATGCCGAAAGAGATGGAGCGAGCCTTGGCGCAGAAGTTCAGACAGGAGTTGAAACGGCGATGAAGAAAAACACGGCGATTCGACACGCCATTGCGGATCACCTCAGAGCCAACATCCCCGATCAGCCGGCACCGGATGGGTCGGGGGTGTGGGTGAAATCGGTGTTCCCCACGTTCTTGGTACTCGATGCCGAGCAGGAAACCCCCGCCATTTTGGTGTATTTCGATGACGGTACCCGAGATGACCGTTATTCCGATATGCCAGAGCGCTATGAGGGCAACCTGTTTGTGTCTGTGTACCTCGATGGTACCGCCAGTGATGACGATATTGATGACATTGGCGAGGCCATTAAGGACCTTTTGCCGATCGGGGTTCGATTTCCCGATGTGGTCACCTTGTCGCGTTCTGGCTTTACCTATGAGCGCAGCCCTGACAATAGCTATCGGGCGCTGCACATTAATCATCAATATTATTGGGAGTAACCCATGGCAGCAACACACGGCATGATCCCCGTCGCCGGTAAAGGCAATTCGGTTTGGATCTTGAAAAAGGGTGTCGATATCGCCGATGCAATCACGGCAGGTGAAGCCGACGACACCAATTGGGACAAGGCAGGGTACGTTTCAGGTATCACGCCCGTCAACATGACCAAAGAGGTAAACACTGAGGTGTACCTCGACAGTGACGATGGTTATGCGAAAAAGTCTACCGGCATGAAAGATGCGGGTGATTTCAGTTTTCAGCTCGGTTATGCCCCTGGCCAAGACGTGCAAAAGCGCATTGTGGACATCTACGATGTGGCGAACGGCGAGAGTGAGAAAACATGGTTTCGCGTAAAGTCGCCCTCTGAGGTCGCGGATAAGTTTTCTGTGAATATGTACTACGGTCCGATCAGTAGCTTGGGTGTGCCGAGCTCAATTGAAAACTCAACCGATATGAAGCGTGATATCACCATTGCGGTTGAGGGTCGTCCGAAACTGGCAGAAGACTTTATTCATGCGGCGCCAGCTGCTTAATCAACCGGCCGCTCACATTACTGGGCGGCCAGTGAGGACCCTATGTCATACCTGAAAACGAAAACCCTAACCGTTGGCGCTCAGAGCTTTACCCTGAGTGAGTTCACCGCACTGGACCGACTCCGTGATCTGCAGTACGCCACTCAATACCCAACACTGGAAAAGCCGGCAGCGGATGCCAGTGATGCTGAAAAGCTGGAATACGGCATCAAGATGGAAACCTTGACGCTTGACCAGGTGTCGCATTCTATCGCGTTATCGTTGGCGCATACCTGCCAGCAAATCGAAGATGGCAGCGTGGATGCTCTACAGACTATGGTTAAAGAGCAATGGCCAAATCGTTCAGTCAATGAGGCGTATGAGGCGCTGAAAGCGCTCAATATGCCTGAGCAAGTCGAGCAGGGTGATGATAAGTCGGATGAATCGTCCGAGGCCATGACGCTGGAAAAGTAATCGCCGCTGCGTGGGATTTTGCCTATGATCTCGCCCAAGAGATTGGCGGCCAGCCAAGCCCGACGCACATGTTGTCATCGATGAGCCTGACCGATTATCGAGGTTGGATCCGTCACATTAAGGCCAATGGGTTTTCTTTCCGCAATCAAGAGTTGCTGCTGCAGCAAATGAACGCCTCGATATTCAATGCCACAGGACGGATGACCAATCCTCTCAGTGCAGACGATTTCTCGGTAAGGAAAGCCACTCAAGCAGCCTCGACGCCAACGCTGTCTCAGCCCGTCTTGAACGAGCTGCTCAGTCAACAAGCCTCACGCCTTGATTGATAGTTGATTGATCTTATTAGTGATATGCGCATAGGATCGATCAGTTGTTATGTGGAGGGGATAAAATGAAATCGACACTCGTGGTCGTGTTGGCGCTATTAGGCTTGGCGGGGTGTTCATCGCATCAATACGAAACGATGGCCGCCAATGGCGAATCTGATGATGGGGTGACCTACAACATTGAAGAGGGCACCTTGTATGTTAACTATTGGGAGTATCAGTTTGTTCCCAAGTCTCAGGCAGTGGCTAAAACCTGTTTGAAAAAAGCGCGGGAAGTGGCGCAGGAAGTCGTTGGGCAACCGCTGACTTTTCAAGTGATCATGGAACGAAACCCTGCACTTGGGGTGACCAGTTGCATGGCTTTTGCCGAGCTTCCCGATGAAACCTAATATCGAGCCATTGCGCTCGCCTTGAGATGAAACCCGCCGATTGGCGGGTTTTTTTATGGGAGTCGTATGGCTACAGCACACGTTGCCGATCTTGTCACCACGATGCGGGCTGACACGGCCAAATTCGACAAAGACGTTGAAAACAGTAAAAAGCGTTTGCGCGGTTATACCACTGACGCAAAGAAAAGCACCAAACAAAATGAGTCACTGTCCCAGAGTTTTAAAAATGCCTCTGGTAACGCCTCTCAGTTACCTGGTCCATTAGGCAATATCGGTGGTCAGCTCGATGGCATGATTGGGACAGTATCGAGTCTCGGAGTGGCATGGACGGCATTGGGTGGCGGTGTTGCCGTGGCGATTGGTGCCATTTCTGCCGGCTTGCCAACCCTAGCCGAAACCGAACGTCGATTGCTGCAGCAAGAGCAGCTGATTAAGGCCACGGGATATTCCAGTGGTTACACCGCCAAGCAGTTAGATGAAATGGCGCGTTCGGTGGCGATGGCGACGCTGACCAGTACCCAAGAGGCCAGCAAGGCGATTGGCGTGATGCTGACGTTCCGATCGGTGATGAACGATCAGAACAACACGTTTGAGCGCACCATCTACCTCGCTCAAGACATGGCCAGCGTCATGGGTGGCGACATTACCAGTGCCGCCAAGCAGTTGGGTAAGGCATTGGAAATGCCATCCACGGGCATGAGCGCTCTGAAAGAGTCGGGGATCTCGTTTACTCAGGCTCAAATCGACATGGTGAAAGCCATGGAAGAAACAGGGCGAATTGCTGAGGCTCAGGCATTCATCCTCGATGAGCTCGATAATCAGATTGGTGGCGCGGCCGGAGCCGAAGCCGGTGGCTTAATTGGTACCGCTGACACTCTTGGCCAGACGTGGGAAGAGTTATTGGAAACCATGGCCGACAAATCGGGCGCCATGTTCTTTGCCAAAACCACCATGCAAGGGCTGATCAGTATCGCTCAAGACCTGCAAGGGCTGATTGACCCCGCTCCGATGGTTGAGTTTAACGATCTGTTCAAAGAGCGCCTTGAGCTTCAAGAACGCATTCGCAAGATGGGGCCAAGGGATGAATTGCCATCCATTAACCCAATACCAGGTGGGGAGTCAAAAAACACTTGGTTCAATGCGCAGCGCCGTTTGGGTGAAGTCACCGCCCGAATGAAAGAGCTGCAGGAAGAGTTTAAAAAAGATGCCGAAGCCCAAACCGCCGCGCAGGAGAAAGCGGCAGAGGCCGCGGCAGCAAGGGAAAAACAGCGACAAGACGAAAAAGCCGCTCGAGAGAAAAAGGCAGCTGATGACCGTGCGGCCAAAGAGCAAAAGCGGATCGAGGATAAAGAAGCTCGAGACGCAGAGGCCGCCGACAAGGCCAGAGCTCGAGACCAGGAGCAAACTGACGCTTGGTTGGTTGAACTTGAGCGTCGCAACATGAGTGAGATGGAGCTTCTCAACGCCAAGTACATGGATGAAGCCATGAAACTGGCGGAGAAAAAGCAAAATGAACTGATCACCGAAGAGCAGTTTCAACAATCACTCCAAGAGATCCAGCAATACTATTCCGATCAGCGTGTCGAGCTCATCAAGAAAGAGTTGGAAGCGCAGGAAGAGGAGCAGAAAGGCTTTTGGGACCGTTACTACGAATCCATGCAAGAGTCGGCCTTTAATACCGATGAGCTTTGGCGTCAGACGTTCGACAGCTTCACCACGGGCTTTGGTAATGCCTTTGCCGGTGCCATCATGCAAAGCGAGAGCTTTGGCGATGCCATGAAGAATCTCGCCGCTGGTATGGCGCAATCGATGCTGGCTGCTTTGGGTAAAATCATGGCGCAGCGCATGGTGATGTGGGCACTTGAGAAAACCATACTCAAGGGCGAAACCGCCAGCCAAGTTGCTCAGGTGACCGCTGAGGCGCAATCCGCTGCCATCTTATCCGGTATCCATGCCTTTAGTTCTACCGCTGCTATTCCAATCATCGGCCCTGCGATGGCACCTGGTGCCATGGCTGCCGCGTTGGCGGTGACGGAACCAATGGCCGCCGCTGCGACCACAGCTGCTGCTGCAGGCTTTGCCGGTGCGTTTGATAATGGTGGTTATATCCCTGCGGGTCAGTGGGGTGTGACGGGCGAATATGGTCCTGAAATCACCCTTGGACCGAGTCACATTGTTGGGCGTAAGCAGACCATGCAAATGCTGCAGCAAGCCAATGGCGGCTCAAGCTCGGGTAGTGGTGATGTCATTGTGAACATCAACAACGTGCCCGAGGGCTATGGCGGTACAGCTTCGCAAAGCACCGATGAGAGCGGAAACGATGTCATTACCGTGATGCTGCAGGATCTTCGCGATAACGGCGCTTATACCACCGCATTCCAACAGCGGCACGGATTGAAGCGACAAGGTAACTAATATGACGACAACGTTAATGGAGTGGCCCGAACATTTGTTCGGGCTTCCTCGTTTTGAGCCCTATGAATTGCGTCAGCAATCCAATTTGTTGACGACTGCTATGGCGTCGGGGCGGTCTCGTTCCCGTCGTATCAGTCGCAATGTACCCACGCTGATGACGGCCGAGTGGACCATTCCCAATGAGAGTCGGGACAGCTTTGCTGGCTACATCGAGTATGCCCTGCAGGGTGGGACAGTGTGGTTCAAGATGCGAGTCAAAACCGGCAACACCTTACGTGATCACGAGGTGAAGTTTGAAACCAACCCATTGGAGTCGGAAAAGCCGGAGTTCAACAAAACCACATTTAAATCCACGATCCGCATTCGTCAGTTGCATCGAAGCAGTGATGAGCAGGTGGTGGGCGCAATTTTGGCTCCAATGACGCTCGATGAGTTTGTTGATGGTGCCAAGATGAATCGTTATTACACGGAGAGCTGGAAATAATGAACAGCAACAATTTTTTTCAGCTTGTGGCTGATTTTCAAAAGAATATCGATTGGCTAAACCAAATTTTAAAAGGTGGCGACGCTGATAGTGTATTAATCGATGGTGTATTAAAGCCCAGTATCAGTAAAGATATTGCCGATAAATGGGCGGCAATTAGTGCCATGGTTAAAGGTCGATTGGCGTATGAAACTAAGGCTGAAATGGATCAGGCTGGCGCTCCTCCCTCCGGCACTACATTAGCCCAGGTATGGAATGATCCGGCGCGGGAAAACAATGGTTTGTATGGTTGGGACGGCGCTCAGTGGCTAAGGTCAAAATACGATGATGTATCTGAGCTAACAAAAGACATGGAAGAGGCCAAAGGCCAGATCCAGTGGCTTGCTAAATCACTGCTGATGGATGCAGGGCTTTATCAGTACGCCGGAAACAAAAGCTCATTAGTGCCATTAGCGCTTGATGAAAACAATAAAGCTGCTTTGCAATTGGATGGTGAAAACGGTCAGCTTTTCTTTGAGCCTCATTATTTGAGTATGTTGTTAGGCGCTGGGCACCTTGGGATTTTTGCTGATCAGTCATCCGATAAAAATGTGTCATTTGCCATCATTGATGAAAACAAGAAAATCGCATTTGGGCTGGATAATAATGGTTTTCCATTGGCTGGAACTTTTGGTCAGCCAATTGTTCACCGAGAGATTCTACCGAGTAAGCAAAGTGTTGATGCTGAAATTAATCACTTTTTATTTTCTGGCCAGTCTTTGTCAGTTGGTGCGGCGGGTTTGCCTGCTATCACAATGTCACAGCCTTATACAAACATTACATTCGCAGGGGGGCCACGTTCAGACCTTGATGAACTGACATCCTTTAAGCCTTTATTTGAAGATGAAAACCTAGCTCCTGATGGGGGTTCCAATCGAGGTGAAACCCAATGTTCAGGTGCGGCTAATTTTGTGACTGAATTAATTCAGTCTGAACAGGGATTGTCTTATACCGATCATCACTATGACATGCTTTCCAGTACCGTTGGGCATGGTGGTTACACCATTCGCCAATTAAATAAAGGTTCGGCTTGGTATCAGTATTTAGAGGCGCATATTCAAGCGGGGTTTGACCTGTCGGTTAGTCAGAATAAATCATTTGCGGTGCAAGCCATTGGTTGGTTGCAAGGCGAAAATGACCAATACCAAGGTGAAAAACCAAGGCTTGAATATAAAGACGATTTGATTCAATACCAAAAGGACGTCCAGGCCGATGTTCAGGCGGTTACTGGACAATCGCACCGAGTGCCACTATTAACCTATCAACTCGCGGCTTATGTAAGAAACGGCGGAAATTATCGCAATGTGACCTTGGCGCAGTTGGATGCCGCCGAAGAACAGGCCGATATCTATATGGTTTGCCCAATGTATCATGTGCCCTATGCGGGCGATCGCATTCATTTAACCAATGTTGGCTATAAATATGTTGGTCACTACTTTGGCAAAGTTTATAAAAGAGTGGTTTATGAGGGTATGGAGTGGACTCCGTTAAGCCCGAAAGTGATTCGCTCTCAAGGTAAGGTTGTTTCCGTTGAGTTTAATGTACCTGAGCCTCCACTAGTGATTGATGATCAAACGTTGAACTTGACCAAAGATTATGGTTTTGCAGTCAGTGACGATACTGGCCAGCTAGCGATTGAAAGCGTTGAAGTGGTTGGTTCCACTCGCTTAAAAATAGTAGTTGATCGAGTGCTAACGACGAACCCGAGATTGCGTTATGGGCTGGATTATACCTCTAGCGGGAATACTCCTCGCGATGGCGGATCTGGAAATCTTCGGGATAGTGACCCGCTTTTTTGGCTGCATGAAGGTGAGAAGAAGCCTCTGTATAACTGGTGTGTGATGTTTGACAAAGCAATTGACTGAGAGGGTAATAAATGAGCCTGGTATTAAAATTAAATGGGGTTAAGTTTGATAACCCTAATCTTCCCACTTGGAACGGTGATTTAATTGTGGGGAGTAACTTGGACGCAGAAAGAGACGCAATCGGGCATTGGTTGTTAGGTGTTGGTCCCGAGTCTTATTCTGATTTGACTAATTCTGGTCATGATTTAACGGAAGCGGGTGCCACACCGACATTTACGGAAAATTCTGTAAAAGTTAAATATGAAGAAAGTTTGGATACAAGCATTACGTTTGCCGAAGAATCTGAAGCTACGCTTTGTGTCGTATTTAAAAACGATGGTTTAAGAACCATGCCGCTAGCTTCAATGGAAGCTGGCGGCGGGGTAAGCAGTGGCTTTGCTATTTTTACCGGCCCTAGTGGGGATAATAAAATCTATGCTAACGGTCGGAGTGATAATTATGTTTCTCAAATCGAACTTGGTAATCTAAAAGAAGACTATATTTTTGCCGCTATCACCATTGGTCGTGGTGAATTTACACTGTATTGTCCGCAAGCAAATGATCCGGTAAACGGGGATACCGTCACGGTTAATCAACCACTGGCTAATGCCAAGTCAGAGAAAAG